CAGAGTGGTTGATACACGAAGGGTCTTGTGAGACCAGCGGCACAACAAAGCAGTTTATATCGAACGCTGAGGCCCTCAAAAGATCAAAAGAACTAATGTATGACATATATGTTACCGCATGCAAAAAGGGCGTAGCATTTAAAGGTAAGAAGCCTGTAGAAATAAAAGCAATCTTGAAGCGCCGGCTAAATGTAAAAGAAGACTGGATACTCAATGGTCAGCAGGCCGTCGAGTACGGGTTTGCTGATATTTTGTTTGGCAAAGGTCAAAACAACTCAATAGAAAATATACTAAAGAGACTGTGATGAAAAAAGAAAACATAGAAAAAACACTACAAGATGCATGGCTTGGCATAAGTGTAAAAGAAGAAGATCTATTCAATCCAATTGATTTTATATTTCACGATGGAGACAATGATAGAATATTAGAAAGAATTGCTTGGCTTTTTATGCAGCCTGAATATTTTTCTTTCGCATGCAAATATATCTTGAATATTGAAATATCTCCATTCCAGTCTTTATTATTACAAGAAATATGGAATAAAAAATTTCCAATGCTTGTCGGTAGTCGTGGTATGGGTAAGTCATTTATACTTTCTGTGTATCCTCTCCTCAGAGCTTTGTTTATGCCTAGAAGAAAGATTATCGTTGTCGGTGCGGCGTTTAGACAGTCGAAAGTGCTTTTTGAGTATATGGACACTATTTGGAAGAACGCGCCTGTTCTGAGAGATCTGTGCGGCTCTAATAGTGGACCAAGAAGAGATGTCGATAGATGTGTAATGCATATTGGAGATAGTACGATAACATGTTTACCTCTTGGTGATGGAAGTAAGATTCGTGGTCAACGTGCTAACGATATTATAGCTGACGAGTTTGCATCTATACCCCGTGATATATTTGAAAACGTCGTCGCTGGTTTTGCTGCGGTGTCAGCATCACCAATAGAAAAGGTCAAGAGTAAGGCCAGTAAAAAGAAAGCCGAAGAGTTAGGGATTATTTACACGCCAGAAGCAAGGAATGATCTCACAGATAAATCAAACCAAATTATACTCTCCGGAACAGCATATTACGATTTCAATCATTTTGCTGATTACTGGAAAAGATACAGAGCTATTGTGAATAGTGGAGGAGATAGATTCAAGCTGCAAGAGGTTTTTGGCGTAGACGTTCCTGAAGACTTTGCTTGGGATGAATACTCCGTAATAAGAATGCCTGTTACGACATTGCCAGAGGGATTCATGGATGAAGGACAGATAGCTAGAGCTAGAGCCACAGTCCACGCAGGTATTTTCCAAATGGAATATGGAGCATGTTTCACAACAGATAGTCAGGGATTTTTCAAAAGATCTTTAATAGAAAACTGCGTAGCGTCAGAATCAAACAGCATAAAGATTAATAATGAAGATGTTCATTTTGAAGTAATGCTCAAAGGAAACCCAGAGAAAAAATATATCTTTGGAGTTGACCCAGCTTCTGAGGTTGATAATTTTAGTATTGTAGTTCTAGAATTAAATGAAACACACCGTAGAGTAGTTCATGTATGGACCACAAATAGAAGTCAGCATAGAGAAAAGTTAAAATCGCATATGGTAGACGAGGATGATTTTTATTCATACTGTGCTAGAAAGATACGAAATCTAATGAGAGTGTTTCCCTGTGTTGAAATAGCTTTAGATGCACAAGGGGGAGGTATAGCTGTAATGGAAGCTCTCCATGACAAAGACAAGGTTAGAGAGGGGGAACATAAGATTTGGCCTGTTATAGACTGGGATAAACCTAAAGACACAGACAATGAAGCTGGCCTACACATCTTGAGAATGTGTCAGTTTGCGAAGTACGACTGGCTAGCAGGGGCTAATCACGGCCTGAGAAAAGATTTTGAAGATAAATTAGTCTTGTTTCCTGACTTTGATGCTGTTAGTCTGGGCTTGTCTGCAGAGGAAGATGGTAGAGAAGGCAGGGTGTATGACACTCTAGAAGACTGTGTTATGGAGATAGAGGAATTAAAGAACGAACTATCCATGATAGTCATGACTCAGACCGGAACAGGAAGAGAGAGATGGGATACTCCTGAAGTTAAAGTTGCGGCGGGGAGGAAGAGAAGATTACGCAAAGACCGTTACTCTTCTTTGATCATGGCGAATATGTCAGCTAGACAAATGTCAACAGAGAAAACAGTACAAACGTATGACCATTATGGTGGGTTTGCTAAAAAGTCCAATACTATTGATAATAAAGAAGACGGTCCAATGTACAGAGGACCCTCTTGGTTTACTGAAAATATGGACAATATATACTAATACTGTGTATATTGTTATGAATACAACTATCAATACTATTGCTTAGAGAGGTAATGCAAATGTCCGACGATCTTTACTTAACATGGTCTGATGATTTAGAGAAAAGCAAGGCCTATCAACAGTCTTCTGACAATGTTCATGCCTATGACGGAATACAAAAATCATACGCTTACGACAATAGAACTTTTATAGACGTTGAGTCATCTCGTTCTGTTCGCCCAAGTTTCTATAGAAATGACTACAATGCGTTTCGTCCGGGCGAAGCTGTACCTAAACAGCAAAAAAGAATAATGAAGATGTGTATGCAGGCCTACGATAGAGTTGGTATTGTAAGAAACGTTATCGACCTAATGGGAGACTTTGCTTCTCAGGGCCTCACACTAGTGCATCCCAATAAATCTATCGAAAGATTTTATCGAAAGTGGTTTGAGCAGGTTGGCGGATTAGATCGCTCCGAAAGATTCTTAAACTATCTTTACAGGTGCGGCAACGTTATAGCAAAAAGAAGAACGGCAAAGATTAGCAAGAAAAAAGAAGCCGAGCTAAAAAGAAGTAGCGCTGCTGCAGATATGAAGATAGAAGAAATATCTGTATCGAAACGCGAGATTCCATGGAAGTATGATTTTCTAAACCCGCTAGCTGTATCGGTAAAGAATAGCGAGACCGCAGCTTTCACAGGTGACCTAGAGTATGTGCTCAAAGTATCAAAGACAACAGTCAACTCTCTTTTAATGTATAATGGTCGAGAGGGTAATAATAAACCTCTCCCAACATCAATGCTTAAAAAGTTTAGTGGAGGGGAAAGAGAAATACCTCTTGATAGAGAAAAAGTAATGATGTTCCATTACAAGAAAGACGATTGGAACATGTGGGCAAATCCTATGATCTATGCTATTCTTGATGACATTATTATGCTAGAGAAGATGAAGCTTGCGGATCTGGCGGCGCTAGACGGAGCAATCTCAAATGTAAGACTCTGGAGGATCGGTGATTTAGACCACAAAATCATTCCTACCAAGGCGGCGATTAACAAACTAAGAGATATCTTGGCTAGCAATGTTGGCGGAGGTACAATGGATTTAGTTTGGGGTCCAGAAATTGACTTCAAAGAAAGTAGTACTCAGGTATACAAGTTCTTAGGCTCAGAGAAATACCAACCAGTTCTTACCAGCGTTTATGCCGGTCTTGGAATCCCACCAACTCTTACCGGCGCGGCAGGAGCGAGTGGAGGATATACAAATAATTACGTATCATTAAAAACTCTAATTGAAAGACTAGAGTATGGAAGAGAAGTTCTAAAGCAATTCTGGCAACACGAAATCAAGCTAGTACAAAAGGCTATGGGATTTAGGTTTCCTGCAGAGATACATTTCGACTCTATTATTCTTTCGGATGAAGCCGCTCAGAAACAGCTATTGGTTCAGCTAGCGGATAGAGATATCATATCTCATGAGACACTTCTTGAAAGATTTAGAGAATTACCATCTATTGAGAAAATACGAGTGCGAAGAGAAGAAAGAGCTAGAGTTAATGATGCCTTATCTCCAAAGAAAGCAGGGCCTTATCATAATCCTCAGCATAAAGACGACATCGCCAAGATAGCCCTAACTAAAGATATAATAGATAAAGACATTTATCTAAACGGATTAGGACTACCTCCGTCAGAAGTTGATGAGATCAATAAGCTTGAAGAAAAATCTAAACAGCCTCCACAAGAAAAAAAGCCTGATTTAGTAGATCCAAAAGGCGGGAGACCTCTAAATTCTAGAGATACTCGTCCGAGAAAACAGAAAAGAGTTTTGCCTAGATCTGGAGACTCTCTTGCTGTAACTCTTTGGGCTTATGAGTCACAGAAAACTATTGCCGAGCTTGTTGCTCCAATGGCTTTAAATCACTTTAAGAAAAAGAACGCTAGAAGCCTAACTAAAAACGAATTTGACCAACTGGAATATCTTAAGCTTTGCATATTAACAGGTATGGAGCCGTTTATGGATATTGATGAATCTGTAATAAAGTCTATTATAGACACTAACACAAAACCATCAGCTAGTTTCAAAAATAATGTTCAAGAGGCTGTAGCTTCTTTTGTAAAAAACCAAAAACGAAAACCAAACATTGATGAAATGAGGTACATCTATGCTTCGACCTTTGCAGCGCTTGCTTAGTTTTAGTGCAAAAAAAGTAATTAATCCGCTTTTTTGTGTATTTAAATCTAAGGAGAATAATAAAATGAAAGTTTATGCACAAGAAATCGAAGACGGCCTTCAGGATGTTATACAAGATAGTAATACGGTTGCGTATTGCTCGCCTGTTATGTCCAAGGAAGACCTAATCGAAGCTACTGCATCTGAACTTGAGAGTGACAATAAAGTAGCTCTTTCGTTTATGGGTGCTGAGGCAGAAAACAAAGAACAGATAGACCTGTATTATCTTAGTTCTGTTTTAGTCAGTACTGGCTGGAATAAGAATGACGACGTTTTTGATGCACAAGAAATGTGGAGCGCTCGTTCAACTCCTGAAGATAAACAGTTCAACTATATGCACAATGAGGCTGATATAATTGGCCACATTACTGGAAATTATATTGTTGACTTCGACGGAAACGTAGTGGAGAGCCAAGCAGAATGGGAAGAAGCTGGCAGTCCTGAAGAATTTAATATAATTACAAACGCTGTTCTCTACAAATCTTGGAGTGACCCATCACTGCGAGAAAGAATGAACACAATAGTAGAGGAAATAGAAGAAGGAAGTAAGTGGTTTGTGTCCATGGAATGTTTGTTCCCAAACTTTGATTACGCTTTAAAGGATTCACAAGGCGAATTCAAGGTTGTTAAGAGAGAGGAAGCCTCGGCATTTTTGTCGAAACATCTTCGAGCTTACGGGGGAACAGGAAAGTATGAGGGTTACACAGTGGGTCGATTATTAAGAAATATATCTTTCTCTGGCAAGGGCTTGGTTTCTAAACCTGCTAATCCTCGAAGTGTCATACTTAATGACAACAAAAGTTTTAGTGAAAGTAAAAGTGAATTCATTACTGTTTCATCAATAAAGGAGACTGATATGTCCGATGTTTTACAGAAACAGTTGGAAGATCTAAAGGCTGAATTAAGCGAAGCCCGTCTTACCAACGAAACTATGAAGCAAGAAATGGAATCTCAAAAGGCCGAAGCAATTGAAGCTCAATTGAAGAAGTTTGAAGAGACCATCTCTGCTAAAGATGAGGCTATTGCCTCGAAGTCAGAAGAAGCCACAGAAGCCTTAGCTAAATTAGCTGAAGTTGAAGAAGCTCTTTCTGTTGCCGAAGTTGCCAAAGAAGAAGCAGTTGCTAAGATTGCAGAAATCGAAAAAGCAGCAGCTCTTGAAAGAAGAATTGCTTCCCTTAAAGAAGCTGGTATTGAAGAAGAAGAGATTGAAGAAACTCTAGCTCAGTTTGAAAATCTAGACGACAGCACTTTCGAGTTTGTTGTTGCCAAGATGTACAAAAAAGCCGAGAAAGAGAATCCTTTTGCAAAGAAGGATAAAAAAGAAGATGAAGAAGAAGCTCCAGCTGCAATGACTAAAAAAGTCAAAGCCGAAGAAGAACTTCTTGATGAAGAAACTGACGAAGCTGAAGCTAGCGCTGAAGAATTAGAAGAAGTAGAAGTTCAGGAAGATATCGCAATGGCTGAAGCCTCTGACGATCTTGACCCATCTACGGAATTACGTTCGACTGCAAGTGAATGGTTTGGCTCTCTTCTTAAAACAACTGCTAACCTTAATAAGTAATTAAAAGGAGAAAGATATAATGGCTCTTAAATCAGATAGAAATGAAGTACAAACTGATATTAGCTTCTTCATGAACGAAGTTGCTACTAGAGGTGGTGTGGTTTCTTTAAGCACTGGTGGTAGTGGTGCAGCAATGGATCAAGGTTCTGCCTTGGTTACTTACGCTGCTTCAGGAGCACGAGTTGTGCCTATGGGTATTTTGCTTAATGATATGGTTAATCTTGACCTCACCCGTCAACATATTAACCAACACAAAGACGAAGTTCAGAAGGGTGGTAAAGTTACTATTCTTCGTAAGGGAACTGTTGTTACTAATGCTATTGAAGGTACTACGACTAGCTTAGCTGGTAGACCGGCATTTTTAGCTCATAGTGGTAATGTTTCACAAAGCGCGATCGCTGAAGGTGAAAGTTTCAAAGACATGGTGCCAATTGTTGGCCGATTCTTGTCTGGAATAGACGAAGATGGATATGCCAAGGTCGAAATTGATCTACCAAGTGCTCAGGCTTACGTACCGTACGGTTCAGGTAATACAACTATTATCTAATAAACCACAACCTCATAAGGAGAATATAAAGATGAATATGAAAGAACGTCCTTCTGAAGATTTTATCGCTCTGCTAAAACAATCTGGCAGTTCTGATAAAGCAGTGGCTATTGAAGCTCAGCGAGAAATCGCTAAAGCGCTAGAATTGCCACTACGTAAAGGTGTATTATTTGGTGATGTGGTTACTTCTATTTATGAAGCTATGCCTCTTGAACCGGGTGCAACACCTGAATTTCCTCTCGACCTACTTGCTCCGGGAACAGAAAATGAGCATGTTGCTTATACTAATCCCGGTCATGGTCGTATTCCAGAACGTAGCGTCGAAGGCGATTACGTCATGGTTAACACTTACGGAATTACCAGCTCGATTGACTTCTTGCTGAAGTATGCCCGTGAAGCTAACTGGAACGTTATTGCTCGCGCAATGCAAGTTTTGGAAGCATCATTTGTAAAGAAAATCAATGACGACGGATGGCATACATTGCTAGCCGCTGCTGTTGACAGAAATATCTTGGTATACGATGCTGATGCAGCTGCTGGTCAGTTCACTAAGCGTCTTGTATCGCTCATGAAGACTGTTATGAGAAGAAACGGCGGCGGTAACAGCGTTACTGCTAATGGTCGTTTGACTGACTTATACATGTCTCCAGAAGCTATTGAAGATATTCGCAACTGGGGTGTTGATCAGCTTGACGAAGTTTCACGTCGTGAAATCTACGTGGCAGCTGACGATGGTGCCCCTCTTACTCGCCTATTCGGTGTCAACCTACACGACTTGTTCGAGTTTGGCACAAATCAAGAGTATCAAACATACTTTGATGACGATCTTGGCGGTAGCCTCGGACCTAATGGCGACGTTGAACTTGTTATTGGTATCGACCAAGCAAGCAACGACAGCTTTGTAATGCCTGTTAAGAAAGAAGTTGAAGTTTATGAAGACGAAGC